GTCAATAGCGGCGTCACTATGACTCAGGCGCTCCAGGGCTATAATTTACAGGTACGTTTTAATCCCGGCTCGGTCATGCAGGGAAACGTCTTGGCCTATGGCGACTTTTGTAACTTTGAGGTAGCTGTTCCTGGATACCAAAGTTTTGTGGCGGCGCCTCAAATAGCGGAAATCTCTAACAATTCCAACTATTTAGGCGTTAATATTGCGCCTACTATTACCACGTTTACGGGTAATGCTGGGTTTACGGGGGTTAACATTACCCCCCAACTGGGTACTTTTGATACTGGAAGCTTTCAAGGCATTACAGTTAACCCTACGATTGCGTTAAATAAAACTCAAGCTTTGGGGCTCAATGTTACCATGGCGGGGGTAACAAATTACGTTGGGGTTAAATCCTCTCTTGTAGTTCAGGATTTAACGTATCAATTCAACGCCTTCCAAGACAACGACTACTACACCCTTGAGTACGCCAATGACGGCGTTGCGGGAGCGGAAACATTTACAGTTGGCGGCGGCAGCATTGTGGGTCACATACAAAGCGGAGTGTCTACCGCAACGCAAATCAGGGCTGCCGCCATTCTAAACGTCAATATATTTGGCGCGATTACTGTTACAATATCTGGTACGGGCAGCACCGCGCAAGTTACGGCTGCCCCTGTTAACTTTACAGGAGGAGAGGACCCCGGAACCGCCAAGGCGGCTCAGTTTGACGGTGATGTTCAGATTAACGGCGCCCTCAGCTTTACTGGGGCGCTATCTATTGGGGCGCTAACCTCGTTTGCCCCCTACACGGTAATGAGCGGTACCGGGTTCGCCTCGATTGATTCGCTTATCACACAGCCAAATGTTCCAGCTAACGCCGTAATCACGGGTACGGACCTTCTGGCTATCAACACCGCCATGTTGCTCAACATTGGAGATAATGCCTCTGTTACCTCTAACTTCCTAGGCTTTGCCGCTTTGGGAATGCCTACCGTGCTCAGTATGGGCATAGGGTCTACCATTGACCTGGTAGCGGGCGCGATCTTTGCTGTTAGCTTAGATGGATCGGCAACGGGAGGAATTGCGGATAGACTTGAACTGTGCCGGACGCTCGCTATCCCAAACGGGGTTACAGTTGTAAACAACCTAGTGGGATATCAGTTTGATTTGCCTTTTGGAGACCCGGGAACCTTTACTTGGGGTTTCTACTCTAGTCCCGTTACTGCCCACAACTTCCTAGCGGGGGACCTAAAGGTGGGCGGCGTGGACTTACCGTCTAACTCTAGCGTGGGGATTGAACTAGAGTCTACGACTAAAGCAGTACGCTTTTCTAACATGACTACAACTCAAAAGCTGGCCCTTACGGCACTCCCGGGCATGCAGGTATTTGACACTACTTTGACTCAGATGAGCTACTACAACGGAACTACTTGGATTAACTTTTAAAGAGGTTTTATGACACTAGAGGAAGCGAAAGCGCATTTGGAAGCCGTGAAACTAGACCCTAAAAAGGGTGTAGAAGACAAAGATAAGACTATTAAAGCCTTACAACTTGTAAGCGGCGCATGGGCGAAAATATGAGCGCTATTAAAGGCTTAGGGATTGGTATTGTGACAATTTTTGCCCCTATCCAAGCGGCTTTGATTGTAGCTTTGTGTCTGGTTGTGGCGGACTTGATCACGGGAGTGATTGCAGCTAAAAAGCAAAAAGAAGCAATTACTTCTAGCGGAATTAAACGAACTGTGGGTAAAATAGTACTGTATGAGCTTGCTATTTGTCTTGCTTTTCTTTGCCAGCAATATCTCACGGGGGATCTATTCCCCGCTTCTAAGCTAGTGACGGCTTTGGTAGGACTTACCGAGCTTACTAGTATTTTGGAAAACCTAAACGCTATTCACGGTGCCCCCGTGTTTAAGATTATACTCGATAAGATCACTAAATCTAAGGAAAATCTAGAAAAATAAGTTTGTAGGGTAAAATTAATGTTAAAAATTGTGTTCTTTTTGTCTGTTTTTCTCTTTTCCTTCAATTCTTTTGCGTTGCAAGTAAAAGCCAAAAAAATTAACTTAGAGCTACGAACGATTAAAATCGCGCATATTCAAGGAGAAATAGACGACATCTCCGCTACCTTATTTGAAACAGAAGTGATTCACACTGCGAATGTTCCGGGGCCGCGCCTTGTAGTGATTAACTCCCCTGGCGGGCATGTTGATTCGGGAGAGCGTATGATTAGGGTTATGAAAGCCGAACAATCTCGCGGTGTTAAATACGTGTGTGTGATTGTAGGCGACGGCGCTAGTATGGCGTTTAACTTTTTTACTCTTTGCGATGTTAGGCTTGCAGTAAAAACCGCTCATTTTCTATTTCACAAAATAGCCCTTGCAAAAGAAGGCATCCCGTCCCATGTAAGGCTAACGGCGCAAACATTGAGGCGGGTTGCTGATATGCTGGACGCAGAGGACGAAAAATACCGGATTGGTAACGCTTTTGCCTTGAGTCTGTCTCTTAGCGTGTATGATAATCTGGCGGCGGCAGATATCGAATGGAACACTTCTGAGTTGTTAAACAACGGTTACCTGCACGGCGTAGCAACTCTTGACTAATGCGTAAAATTAACATTGCTGGAGTTGCCCTAATTAAAGAGTTTGAAGGATGCAAGCTAGAGGCGTATAAATGCCCTGCCGGTGTGTGGACTATAGGGTATGGGCATACGGGGGCAGAGGTTGTAAAAGGATGTAAAATTGACCTCGACACCGCTGGCGAGATTTTAGATAAAGATTTGACCAACTTTTCCGTGGGTGTAGATAAACTAGTCACTAACAAAACTATTACTTCTAATGAATTTTCCGCTATGTGTTCGTTTGCTTTTAACGTAGGTCTAGGCAATTTTAAAGCTTCCACACTGCTTCGGTGTGTCAATAAGTTTAACACTGCGGGGGCGGCGGGGGAGTTTATGCGTTGGAATTTAGTTCGGGGTATTATCTCTCCTGGCCTGGTTAGACGCCGCGAAGCTGAACGCGCTTTATTTGTGTCTTAGTGGCAGCAGCCGCATCGAGTTAATGCGCCTTCGCAGCGAGTAAGGCCGCTTAGATATACTCTTTCCAGGTATTCGTAATGGGCGGCAACACCCCCTAACGTGTGTCCAATCCATAAAGTCTCTGATAATAAGAGTAAAAGAAGTACCAGTCTCACTCCTGCTCTTTGCCTGAGATATCGCCGGACACGCGGGCGTGGCCGGACACTTCGGCGATGCCGTACACTCGGGCGTTGTCGGACACGTGGGCGTTGCCGTACACCCATGCGTAGCCGTACACACGGGCGTTGCCGTACACGCAGGCGTAGCCGTACACTTGGGCGTTGTCGGACACTTGGGCGTCGCCGCACACCCATGCGTTGTCGTACACTTCGGCGTCGCCGGACACGTGGGCGTCGCCGTACACGTGGGCGTTGTTGGTCACACGGGCGTTGCCGAACACGTGGGCGTTGCCGAACACGCAGGCGTTGTCGGACACCCATGCCTCACCCGTTACCTGGGCAGATTTACCAACAAATCCACCTTTGTCTCCAATTTTAACCCCATGGATAAAGATATCCTCAATAGCTTCAATGCGGTAAATAGTTTCCCCGTAGGGGGTAATCCTAGTCTCGTCTGTAAATTTAAATTTCACTCCTGCTCCTTGCCTGAGATATCGCCGTACACCCGTGCGTAGCCGTACACTTGGGCTTTGCCGGTCACTTGGGCGTAGACGGACACTTCGGCGTCGCCGTACACGTGGGCGTTGTCGGTTATGAGGGCGTTGCCGAACACACGGGCTTTGCCGTACACTTGGGCTTTGCCGGTCACTTGGGCGTAGACGGACACTTCGGCGATGCCGTACACTCGGGCGTTGCCGCGCACTTGGGCGTCGCCGAACACTCGGGCGTTGCTGCGCACTTGGGCGTTGCCGTACACGTGGGCGTTGCCGTACACTCGGGCGTCGCCGTACACGTGGGCGTTGCCGTACACTCGGGCGTCGACGAGCACTTGGGCGTTGCCGCCCACCCGTGCGTTGCCGTACACCCGTGCGTTGCCGTACACTAGGGCTTTGCCGTCCACGTGGGCGTTGCCGTACACTCGGGCGTAGTCGAGCACTCGGGCTTCGCCGTACACCCGTGCGTTGTCGGACACGATGGCGTGGCCGGACACTCGGGCGTCGCCGGACACGTGGGCGTCGCCGTGCATCCACACGTTGTCGGACACGCAGGCGTTGCCATACACTTGGGTGTTGTCGGTCACACGGGCGT